CGGTAGCAGCCGCCGCTATATGCTTCCCCTGAAATTCTGATGCAGGACGGATAAAGAAGACCGCCCCGTAATAGGTATAGAATAACGAACCCCGGAAGGGAGGTCGCTGTGACTATTTTATTGAGCCACATCATAAGATGGGAAGGGGGAAATCATGTGGCGTATCAATCCGTAGAGGAAATGAAAAACGTAGACCCTCGGACGGTTGACCGCTCCAAGCTGGTTGACCGTGAGAGCGTCCGTTTAGACCCGGACGCCGGATATGAGGAACGCTTGAAATCCCATATCCGGCAAATTCGCAATCCTTACTGTTACTTAGACGGAGGCATTGTTGTGAAGCTGGCGTTCCAGCCGAAAGGCCCAACCATAGAGGAGCGTGTCAACAGCGTGTATCTCTCCGGCAGCTGACATCCTTTTCAAATGTTCTGCCGGGATGGTAAGATAAAACCGGGTCAAAAACAAAACAGGAACACGAGCCGCAGTCACGATTTGCTGGGGCTTGTACTCCTGCATTTATAGTAGGATCAGCCTCCGTCTTTCTGTGGTGATACATTGGAAAGATTGGAGGTTTTTATTGTGCCAGAAAAGATTTATCGGACGGGAATCTATGCGAGACTTTCCCGCGAGGATAGCGAACACGGAGAAAGCAATTCCATATCCAGTCAAAAGGCCATTTGCATGGAGTATATCTCCCGCCATCCAGACCTGGAACTGGTGGAGATTTACGATGAAGATGACGGTTACAGCGGAACCAACATGGAGCGTCCGGGATTTCAGCGAATGCTTCAGGATATGCGCTCCGGCAAGATTGACTGTGCAATCAGCAAGGATCTGAGCCGGTTTTCCAGAAACTACATTGAGGCGGGAAATTATCTGGAGAAAATTTTCCCGTCCCTGGGCATCCGCTATATTGCCGTTAATGACTGTTATGACAGTCTGGCACCGGGAAGTGCTTCGGATGCTATCACACTGCCGTTTAAGAATCTGGTAAACGACATTTACTGCCGGGATATATCGGTAAAAATCCGAACCAATCTGGAAGTGAAGCGCCGGAAAGGTGAATATGTTGGCTCTTTCGCTCCGTATGGCTACCGGAAATCCGCAGAGGATAAAAACCGTCTGGTGGTAGACGACGATGCGGCGGAGATCGTGACCATGATTTTCGGAATGTTTAAGGACGGTTTTCCCATCCTGCGCATTGCACAACGGCTGAATCAAAGCGGTGTGCCAACCCCGATGGAACACAAACGCCAGCAAGGGGTAAGGTTTCAGACAGCATTTCGGCGGCGGGATATTCCCCAATGGGAATACAACACCATCGCTAGAATATTGAAGAATGAGGTTTACTTAGGCAACCTGACTCAGGGCAAGCGAGGAACGCCCAACCACAAGGTACATGATATTCGTCTGAAAGATGAAGCAGACTGGATTCATGCAGAAGCTACCCATGAAGCGCTGATCTCACCGGATGATTTCATGGTGGTGTCGGAACTGCTCAAACGGGATATGCGGGCTGCGGATGACAGCGGACAGCATTATTTGTTTTCCGGATTCCTTTACTGCGGGGATTGTAAGCAGGGTATGGTGAGAAAGACTGTGACGCGCAGTGGGAAAAAGTATATTTACTATGTCTGCGGAAAGCACCGGAAAGAAAAGAACTGTTCTCCCCATTCTTTCAGTGAAAACCGACTGCGGGAAGTTGTATTCCATGCAATTCATGACCAGATCGAAATCGTTATGCACTTAGATCAGGTGCTTGCGTTTATCGAACGTCTTCCTTTGGAAAATCGGAAATCCTTCAATTATGAAGCACAGATTGTCAAAGTGGAGGAAGAAATCGAACGGTACAGGAAACTGAAGCTCCGGCTCTATGAAGATCTGGCAGATGGCGTGATTACAAAGAGTGAGTACACGGAGTTCCGCAACGCTTACACATCTCGGATTGAAGAGAAATCGGAAACCGTGGAACGCCTGAAGAAAGAACAGGCGCAGGCAGCAACTACCGGTATGACAAACCGAGCCTGGGTACAGGCGTTTGCTCAGTTCCAAAATATTTCGGAGCTGGATCGCCGGGTGTTGGTGGCACTGGTAGACCGGATTTTTATTTACGAGAACAAAGCGATTGAGATTCAATTCAAATACCGGGATGAATACGAGCTGGCGCTCCGCTATGTCCAGGAATTTGAAGAAAGGCCAGCTGCGGCTGGCTGAACATAGGAGGATACCATGGCAAGAAAAAGTAGAAAAAACAGCAGTCAGCCGGAATCGGCAGCACAGATCGGGCAGATGTCCTATGTCACTGCAATCTATGCACGTCTGTCTGTAGAGAACAGCGGAAAACAGGACGAAGGCGCTTCTCTCCAGAACCAGATTGATGTTTGTAAGGAGTATGTTGCAGGCTGTCCCTATCTCAGACTTGCGGAGGTTTACGCCGATAACGGAAAAACCGGCACGGTTTTTGACCGTCCTGCCTGGAACCGGCTGATGGATGATGTGCGTAGCGGTAAGGTGGAAGCTATCGTGGTTCGTGATCTGAGCCGATTCGGGAGAGATTACATTGAAGTGGGCAACTATCTGGAAAAGATTTTTCCGGCATTGGGAACACGCTTCATCTCTGTCAAAGAAAACTTTGACAACTTTACCTGCGGCCGTTCCATGGAGTCTCTCTCTGTGACGCTGCAAAATTTGATTAACGCCCTGTATTCCAGAGATATTTCCCGTAAGGTTTCCACGGCGCTCCTGGCGCAGCAGCAAAACGGAACCTTTCAGAGCCGTAACCCGCCTTACGGGTATATGTGGAATGAAGATAAATCCGCTTATGTAATTGACGAGGCTGCCGCTCCTTATGTGCGGAATATATTTCGCTGGAAGATGGAGGGCGTTTCTGTCAACTCCATGATTCACCGCTTAGAAGAAGCAGGCGCTGTCCATCCGGAACTTCGCAAGCGTGAAAATGGTTCCCGACATGGCAATCAGGTTGGAAAAGGCTGGGCAAAGTCCACGATCAATTCCATTCTTGAAAACCCGGTCTATATGGGACACACGATTCACGGCAGAATGCGTACCGCTATTTATAAGGGTGTCAAGAAGCATAAGGAAGATCCAGAAAACTGGATTTGGTATAAAAATACGCATCCGGCGATTATTTGCCAGGAAGATTTCGATACAGTTCAGCATATTCTGGCGGAGGCCAGTCGTATCCGGCAGGAGAAAATGAAACAGTCTGCCATTATCCGGGAACAGATGATTGATTTCTTTGACCAGAAAATATTCTGTGCAGACTGTAAAAAGCGAATGTACTTCCGCCGACATCGTATTGACAAAAAGGGACCGGAAGAATGGATGGGGTCATATGAGTGCAGCACCTATACTTCACGCCGCCACGAACACTGTACAAAGCATTATATACGACAGAATGTTCTGAATGAAAAAGTGCTCACTGTCATACAGGATCAGCTACGGGTTGCCCTCAACTACGAGCGGCTGCTCAGTATCTTAAAGGGAAGCAAGGAAGAAAGCAATCTCAAAGAAAAGTACAACGCCGCTGTCTCCAGTATCAGCTTGAAGCTGAATGCCCTGAATCAAAAACGAAGCAAGTTATATGAAAGCTACGTGGAAGGTATTCTGAATGAAGAAGAATATTCTTTTGCTAAGAAGACCTATGAGAAAGAACATGAACGCCTGAGTCAGCTGATGGATGAAGCGGTTCAGCGCCGGACAAAGTTTCTGGATTCTATTTCTCCGGATAATAAATGGATGTCTATGATGAAGGCGGCCACCGGTACTACGGAACTGACGCAGAAGCTGGTGAGTACCATGATAGAGAAAGTTCTGATTTATGAAAATGGCGCTGTCGAAGTTGTTCTTTATTACGATGATGTGTATCAGGAAATGTGCCAGAGTATTCTGGAAATGCAAAAGAAGAAGGAGGCGATCTCATGAAAGAACCAAAAGTTGCCATTTATATCCGTTTGTCCATGGCTGACGAGGATACACGCCGATCCAAAGAGGAAAGCGACAGCGTACAGCATCAGAGACTGCTGATCCACGAATTTCTGAACCGGCATCCGGAATTAAAAGATGCTTCACGCACGGAATTTGTAGATGACGGCTTTACCGGCACAAACACCAATCGTCCGGCCTTTCAGAATATGATGAAAAAGCTCCGCTCCGGTGAACTGAACGTACTCGTTACGAAGGATTTTTCAAGAGCCATGCGGGACTATACGGAAATGGGAAACTATCTGGAATGTGTGTTTCCTTTTTTGGGTGTGAGGTATATCTCAATCAATGATGGTTATGACAGCAACGATTATAAAGGCGTTACCAGTGGAATGGATGTGGTAATCCGCAATATTGTCTATGCGTCTTACAGCAAAGACCTGTCTGTAAAGACCACAACGGCAAAGCTGCAAATGATGAAGCAGGGCAAGTATGTGGGCAGTATTGCTCCTTACGGCTACCAGTTTCATCCTACCATCCGCAACAAGCTGGCGATTGATCCGGAATCTGCTTCGGTGGTGCGAAGGATTTTTGATCTGGCGCTGGCAGGAAAAAAGACCAGACAGATTGCGGAGATTTTGAACATAGACGGTGTACTGACACCGGGCAGTTACTTCCGTCTGAAACATCCAGACCAGAACCGTTTTCAGAAACGGAAAGAAAGCAACGGCTGGAATTATCATACGGTGCTGGGTATCCTGCATCAGTACGAATACACTGGTGCAACAGTTGGGCATAAGCGTTCCAAAGCTGCTATCAATGTCAAGAAAGCCCTTCCGAATAAGAAAGAGGACTGGATTGTAGTAGAGAATATGCACGAAGCCATCGTAACCCATGAGGAATTTCAGAAGGTGCAAGAAATACTAAAGCTCGGCAGGAAACGCAGCAACTATGGAATACAGGAGTACCCATTAAAAGGTGTTGTCCGATGTGCAGAGTGCCATCGGATAATGACCCGTCGGACTGGCGGAAGAGGCGCTGTATATTATCTCTGTGATAAGTCAGCATCTGATCCGGACGCATCCTGTCTACAGGGAAAGCATTTCATGGAAGCTGACATTGAACAGATAGTGCTTCATGCCATTCAGCAGATGCTTACTTTGTATCGGCAAAAAGAAAACCGGAAAACAGCCTTACAGTTTACCCGGACAGGCAGGATCAACGCCTGCATGGCTGAATTGACCCGTCTGCAACAGCTTCAGGAGCGCTACCGGCAGGAAAAACTGACTCTGTATGAAAGTTATATTGCCGGTGACTGTAGCAAGGAACGCTATCTTAAGAAAAAGGCTGAGATTGATAAAACGGTTCAGGAACTGGATGAAAATGTAAAGAAACAGGATTCGGCTTTGGCCGCTCTGGAGGAAGAAGCTCATGCCCCGGAAAATCCACTGCGGGAACTGAGCAACCAGTACATGGATACACCATCTCTTACCAAAGAAATGGTACAGGCGTTTATTCAGGATATTTACATCTATCCGGATTCGCAGATTGAGATTGTATGGAAATTCCGGGACTGCTTTGCAGACCTGATAGACAATCAAACAGAAGAAACGGAGGTCGATTATGGAGCTGACATTCAAAGATAATACTGCCGCAGATTTGCAGGATCGGGCGTGTAGCATTCTGTTATCGCTGAGCATGATGGCTGATGTGAGAAACAGAAAAATTGATGGAACCAGTGAAGTGGCTCGTGTATGCCGCCAGGAGCAGAAATATCATTACCAACGTGCAGTGCTTAATACCTTGCGGCTTCTCGGCGTGATAATTGGACATACCGAAATGGCCAGCGGCAAAAATCTTGAAACCATCAGCGAAACCGGTTATGACGGCTTCCTTCACATAATCCGTAAATATGAGGCATACTTTGATTTAGACGACAGATTCGAGGCATAATCCTCCTGATGAAAAGTCGGAGGACGCGGCGGGCAGCTAGCCCGGAAACGTCCTCTGGCTTTTCAAAATTTTTTGGTTCTTTGTTGACACAAGGAGACCTGTCCAGACTGGGCAGAAATTATATCGAAGCTGGCAGCTATATCGAAATCTTTTT